GGATAATGTAACACGTGGTGCCAATGTCATCCACTCAGCCTCAATTTCAAGAGGTCCGTCCTGAGGTGAAATGGCATTACATGCTTTAAGTGATTTCAACTCTGTAGCTGTGTATATAAGAGGATCAAACGTTGATGGGACTTGAATCATATGTATATCTTGAACAACATTCTTTGCGCACTGGAATGTGAATTTAAATTTTGGTCTACCGTTCCAATATTTATATCTAATAATTTCCGTATGATTTATATTTCCAAAGGATCTGGAATCAATATCCATTGTGAACACTTCCTGGCCTACAACTAATTTTCTTGATGTAACAAAGTTCCATTTCCGAGTCATGGAAGGAGTTTCATATAGGGTTGCGCTAGTTTGTGGGACTTCCTCTATTTTAATATCTCCTGAGATTCCTGTGCTTTCATCTGTGGACACTGCTGTTGCGCCTTCTTTTGTCTCCATTGGTTTCTCTTCTCCTATTTGTTCTCTAACACGCACGAGGTTGGACTGAATAAATGGTACGAAATATTCTACAGGGGTATAATTTGTGAACATAGATACAGCAACTGGTTCTGAACCAATTGTTCCTGATAAAACCGAAATTAAATAAGTTGCGTCAATTTCTTCTGCATACTGAATAGGTTGTCTCTCTCTCCAATAAGGTTGGAGTATAAGAGCGCCTGTATGGGGGTCCCACTCTGTGCCTGGGAGCTGAAGGATCTCATCAATGGTAAGATTTACCGTTGAGGGAGGGACTTGTGTAATTCTGAATAACACATTTGCTGATGGCACTGCTGCTGCAGTAAATTTGATAATAGGTTGTTTTGACGCATAAAAATGCCTGGATAGATCTAAAGAAGCAAGTCCTGAAGTTGCAGTATTAACTAAAAATGAATCCTGATTTGTATTGAAATATTTAGATGTTATTAAATCCCAATGAGTATCTACTCGTTTCGTGTGATCTCCTGTCTTACCATATAATTTCTTATCTAGATCAAATTCTGGGTTATAGTGATATTCATTAATTTGCTCTCTAACTCTAGCTGTTCCTACTTCCCATGACGAAAGATATGTATCTACTTCTGGAACAAACGTAACTGTTTTTGATCCTGTTCTACGTTGGGGGAATACATTGTAAAATACACCATCTTTAATAATAATCTTGTCATTTGCTCTATTAGCATCACCGTCTAAAAGAATCTCCCTATCTGACAAATCAGAAAGATAAACTGTTAGCAAATCAATATAATAATTTTGAGAAGGATAGTTATAGGTGGTGGAGAAAATATTAAATTCATCAATTAATGTAAGAGTATCAGGGGCATCGGTATATTGAAGATAAATTTCTGCGTTACAATTTAAAAGTGTATAATTTGTATATTCATGCTGTCCAGAATTATGAAAATAAAATTGTCTTGTTCCTCCAATTGCATTTGCTGAATAATCGAAAACATCTACTGTTGCTGCTGTCGAGGTAATTGCTTTAATACTTGCGTCTGTTGCTGGATCTGTAACGCTAACACTTAAGACTCTCATTTGTGAAGTTCCGGTATTTTGAATAACTGATAATTGATCTGGGCTAGCAATAACACGTGAGAAATATAGAGGTTTCTTATCTGAAGTTGTTGGGGGAGTTACACCACTAATAGAAACTGGTTTTGGTAGATAGAGATACATATTAATGGGGGCTACATAAATTGCATAATCTATAGTTGACGGCAATCCCTCTGCAAAGATTGTCTGTGTCATTTCTGTAACGTCTATAATAGGCATATGATCATCTACATTCTCTACATCTGCTACTAAGTCTTGACTAATCCATGGCACTAAACAATGTATTTCATTCTCTTCTGAGGGGTTCCATTCAAATCCTAGATTGGATTGACATGCTGTATCATTATATCTAACTGAAACCCACCCACGCTGAGCAGAGAAAAGGGGAGGCTTTGCAATAATTCTGAATAAATACATAGTGTTAAAATAAGTAAAAGGTTGCATATAATATTT